GTGGATACCCAACCAGGCGATCTTTGGATCCTCGGAAACCATCGGCTACTCTGTGGTGACTCGTCGTCGCCGGCGGACTTAGATCGGCTCTTGGCCGGCGCTGCGATCCACTTGTGCAACACAGATCCGCCCTACAACGTAAAGGTCGAACCGCGATCGAATAACGCGATCGCTGCGGGTTTGTCTTCGTTCTCGAACGATGGGGCATCGGGCCGGCTGAAGCAAGGACAAGGCAACGCCGCTTCGTTTGGTGTCGATCACGAAACGGGCAAACCAAAACATGCAGCGACTCACAAGAAGCTTCGTCCAAAGGATCGACCGCTTGCAAATGACTTCGTCAGCGACGAGGCGTTCGACAAGCTGCTTGATGATTGGTTTGGAAACATTGCCCGAGTCTTACTGCCAGGACGTTGCTTCTACATCTGGGGAGGCTATGCCAACTGCGGCAACTACCCACCAGTGCTGAAGAAGCATGGGCTGTACTTCTCGCAATCAATCATCTGGGATAAGCAGCATCCCGTTTTGACGCGAAAAGATTTCATGGGCGCGCATGAATGGGCGTTCTATGGCTGGAAGGAAGGTGCCGGCCATAAGTTCTATGGTCCGAAGAACATAACGGACCTTTGGCATGTCAAGAAGATCCCTCCGCAACAGCTTGAACACTTAACGGGCAAGCCGGCCGAACTCGCTGTCCGCGCGATGCAGTACTCGTCGGTGCAAGGCGAGATCGCCACGGTCGCACTTATCGGAATCGCGGCCGTGTTGCTCGTGTTCATTCTGATCAAGCGCGGCATTAGCTGAGCGTTGCATTAACCCAATCCATTCTCCTTGATGAGGTTCAACCAAAAAAATGTTATTAGCCATCGCCATCATTGTGGTCGTCGTCCTGCTGGCAGTTGCCCTGATTCCTGCGAAGAAACGGGAACCCGAGCAACTCAAGCAAGCGTCGCCCGTTGCTTTCTTAACTCCAGAACCAGCCCAGCCCGTTCGTCAAACAACGCTTCGTCAGCAACAGCTTGACGAAGAGGCGAATGCCGTTGCTTCCGAGTACCAACGCCGCGCCGATGCGGTTTGGCTCGATGAAGTTCGAACGAAGGCATCGAAGCTGCTGGGCAACACGAAGGCAAAAGCCGAGTCATGACAGACATGCTTCAAAAGGGCCAGGAGTGGCTTGCCTCCAAACTCACCCAGCACGCGTCTCGCCAGGTCGTGTATCGCCGAGGAGAGCTTGGAGCCACGCTCCAAGCCACGATCGGCAAGTCGCTGTACGACCAGGACGACGGCGAGGGAATTGTCACTCGCAGCCAAGTTCGCGACTTCCTGATCGACACGCAATCTCTGCTCCAGTCGATCATCGGAACGTTGCCGCGCCGCGGTGACACGATCGTCGAGATCGATGGCAACCACACCTTCATATTTGAAGTGATGGCCCTTGGTGGCGACCCACCTTGGCGCTACAGCGACCCATTCCGTTTGAAACTCCGAATCCACACCAAACAGATCGAATCCCATCCCTCATGACGACCGTTCTACAAGTTGCAGACAGCGTTACCGCTCAGCTCAATGCCGCCGAGTTCGACTTCGAGTTCGTGGCCGAGCGTTTGTACGTTCCCAACTTCGACCTCGAAGACATGAAGGAACTTCGCGTCAGCGTGGTGCCTCGCGACGTCGAGTTATTGCCTCATGATCGCGCCCACAACCGATACCACTGCCGTGTGGATGTTGCGGTGCAGAAGAAGTTTTCGAAGGGAACCAATGAGGAGATCGACCCACTGGTGGACCTGGTTGAGAAGATCGCCGACGAGTTTCGCTTGAAGCGGCTCGTCTCATTTCAAGCGGCTCGATGCGTAAAGGCCGAGCATGCAGTGCTGTACTCCAGCGAACACTGGGAGCAGCTTCGTCAGTTTACGAGTTTGTTGACCTTAACCTTTGAACTGGCGCGATGATCAGGCTCACCGTTCGAACTCAATTCGACAAGCGAAAGCTCAAGAAGGAGGTGGAAACTGCCACCTTTACATCGATCAGCGAGGCTGGCGGTGCCATCCGTAAAACAGCAAGTCGGAGCATTCGTAAGCGTAAGAATCCATCCAAGCCAGGAAGCCCGCCGAATACCCAGACGGGCATGCTCAGGCGAGTGATTCGCTACGAAGTAACCAATAACAAAACCGAAGTCATCATCGGGCCTGTGAATGAGATCGCGGGCCGGCTTTGGAATCTGCATGAATTCGGTGGCGTGGCAACCAAACGCCGCAAGCTGAAGCCACATCGCTTTCGAGTTGGCGAGCATGGGCCGATCCGAATCAAGCAGCAAGGAAACAAGACGAAGTTTGCGCGGATCGAGTTGCGAACCGCAGCACAAGCCAATCGAGCCACTCGCTTGGTTGCTGAAGAGAACGAGCGTCGCAGTGACAACAAACCTCGTCATTACCCCAAGCGCCCCTTCATGAAGCCGGCACTGGATGCCAACCGGAGTCGGCTCCCCATGTTTTGGGCCAACTCAGTTAAGTAAACGTTCGCCATAAGGAATCATTCACGATGCCAGAAGTAAGACTTGGTCTCGAAGCCGTCCTCACCATCGACGGAGCCGAGATCACCAATGTCAAGGATTTGACGGTCAGCCTTGAAAAGGCCGAAGCTGATGCTAGTACTCGTGCCAACAATGGCTGGCGCGCAACGGTCGGAACGCTGAAGGATGCGTCCATCGAGTTCACAGTGCTGAACAAGGATGGCGATAGCGCTTTCGGCTTGCTTCAAGGCTTGTGGAGCAGTGGTGATCCCTGTGATGTCGGCATCAGCGACGCTGGTGGCACGCTCACACTGACCTGCGAAGTGATGACCTTCAATGTCAACCAGAACTTGGAAGAGGTCATCTCCGCAGATGTGACTCTCAAGCCAACTCAATCGAGTTCCGGTGGTGGCATGAATGTTGGACCTGGCTTGGCTGGTCCTTGATCGCTGGCGTTGTCGTTGGTTTAGAGGATTCATAACACTCAGGGAGGCATCATGCAGAAGTTTGTTGACCGCGCCGGTCGCATTTGGATTGTGGATATCGATAACACGACGCTGCGCCGCGTGAAGACTCTCACAGGCGTGCATCTGCTGGAAGCGATCGACGGTGATTTGATCACACGACTCTCGACCGATCCGTTGCTCCTCGGCGATGTGCTATTTGCGATTTGCAAGCCGCAAGCTGATCAGCAGCAGATCACGGACGAAGCCTTCGGTGAGGGCCTCGCTGGAAACTCGATCGACGATGCAACCGGTGCACTCCTCGAAGCGTTGATCAATTACTTCCCGGAGTCCCGACGCCGTCTTCTGCGGAAGGCGGCCGAGAAACAGAAGTTGATCGAGACTCGGGGGATCAATGCGATCGAGAAGCGACTGGACGATCCGAACTTAGTCGACAAGCTCGTCGAAGATCTCGAACGCAAGCTCGCTGTGCCGACATTGAGCGACTCATCGTCAGGCTCGCCGGCATCGTCGGAGTCGATCCAGGCCCCTTAACGCTTCGCCAACTTGTGCTGATGGCTGAGGCCAGACGTCAGCACGATTGGAATGTCGCCAGCACGATCATGGCACTAATGGCCGAGATGAACCGTGACCGCAAGAGACGTCGCAAGCCATTTAGGCCCGATGACTTCAATCCCTACGCAGAACAAAAGCCGATCGTTGCTCGCGGAACTGTTGAACAAGCAGCCGCGATGCTCGGTGCGAGTTTTCAACCCAAGTTAGCCGAGTTGCAATGTCCCAAGTCAAAGCCGGAGGAGCCTACGTCGAGCTGACCGCGAGGAGCGCCCAGTTCCTCAAGGGGCTTGAAGCTGCGCAAAAGCGGCTCAAATCTTTCGGTGCATCCACGCGACTGGTTGGCACCAAGCTCACTGGCCTTGGTGTCGCAGCGGCCGCACCTGTGGGAGCCAGCCTCGCCGTTTATACCAGTTTCGACGATGCGATTCGGGCCGCTGGAGCGGCAGCCAATGCAACTGGCGCGACCTTGGAATCGCTGCGTAACAAAGCGAAGCACTTGGGAGCTACCACCAGTTTTTCTGCCAGCGAGGTTGCTTCGTTGATGACAGAACTCGGTCGAGCCGGATTCTCTCCCAAGCAGATCGAGGACATGACCGGCGCGGTAATGAACCTCGCCCGAGCCACTGGGACAGATGCAACTGTTAGCTCCGGGATTATGTCAGCTACGATCCGACAATTCAGCCTGGCAGCGACCGATGCTGTGCGAGTCTCGGATCGATTGACCGCAGCAGCAAACATGTCCTTCAACTCGGTCGAGTCTCTTGGCGAAGCACTGGAGTACGCAGGTCCCGTGGCAGCAGATGCCAACATGAGTCTGGAAGAAACACTGGCGGTTCTAGGTACTCTTGGAAACCTCGGTATTCAAGGCAGTGAAGCCGGTACTGCATTGCGCCGCTTGCTTACCCTCAGCGCCGCTGAATCCGAGAAGTTCAAAGAAGTTTTCGGTGTGGTTACCAAAGATGCTCAAGGCAACGCGCGAGACCTTGTGGACGTTCTTGGCGAAGTTGCCGCTGCATCGGCCAATATGGGGACCGGTGACCGAGCGCAAGCATTCAACGAAGTCTTTGGTTTGATGGGGATTACCAGTGCTTCAGCCATCGGAAAGACAGTCACCGATACCAAGAAGCTGCTCGCGGACTTGCAGAAATCTAATGGCATCGCGGACAAGACCGCCCGCGATATGGATGCTGGGATCGGTGGCGCGTTCCGAATCCTGAAAAGCTCGATCGAGGGCGTGGCCATCGCGATTGGGGAATCGCTGGACCTCTCGGTCACCAAAATGATGAACGCAATCTCTCGGGCTCTTTCCGGTCTGATTGAATGGATCGGTAAGAACCAGGAAGTGGTCAAGAAGGTCGCCCTCATCGTTGCTGGCGTGGTTGGTGTCGGCGCAGCGTTCATCGGCATCGGTAGCGCAGCTGGTGTGGCTGCATTTGCGGTCGGTGGTTTGGCTTCAATGTTCTCGCTGGTGGGAACTGCGATCGGCGTTCTTGTGACCATGATCGGCGCTCTGTTCACGCCTCTCGGTCTGGTTGTCGCGGCCGTTGCGGCGCTCGGTGCTTACTTCATCTACTCCACCGGCATCGCTGGCCAAGCGATCGAGTACTTGAAAGGCGTCTTCGAAACACTCAAGGCCGATACGATCAAAGCCTTTGGTGCGATCGCCAATGCACTGGCTGCCGGTGACATTACCGCCGCAGCCAACGTCCTGTGGACCTATCTCAAGCTGCAGTGGATCAAAGGCACAACCTATCTCAAAGGCGTTTGGGCCGACTTCACCAATTATCTCTCCGATGTCTGGGGCGACACAGCTTATGCGATCGGTGATGTACTGATCAGTGCGCTCTCAGGCCTCGCCAGCGTATGGAATGCAACGCTGGGTTTCATGGCCGATGGCTGGACGATCCTCACAACCTCAGTTCAGAAGGGCTGGAACTCCACGATCGGCTTCCTCAAGAAAGGATTCATTCGGCTTCGTGAACTCGTCGACATCGCTGGCGACGTTTCTGTTCAGATCGGTGGCGTGCTCATCAATGCTCTGGCAGGCGTTGAGACCGCCTGGGTCGAAACCATCGACTATCTCGCCGACACCTGGTCGGTATTCGTTGCTCAAGTTAAGTCGATGTGGAACTCGACCGTTGGCTTTCTGCGCAAGGCCTGGATCAAACTGAAGTCACTGTTCGATGACGATGTGAATGTCGAAGTCGAAATGGCCAAGATCGACAAGGAGATCCGCACAGCGGACGAAGCTGAAGAAAATAAGAAGCAGCAAGCCATCGCCGATCGTATGAAGCGGCGCGACGCTCGTAAACAGCAGATCGAAGCTAATCGCGTACAGATGCAGGAAGGCATCAAGCAGCAACTTGAAGAACGTCGCAAGGCACGCGCAGGTCGCGACATTGATGCTGAGATGGCGGTCATCGATCAAGAAACCGAAGTCAAGAACCAGGTCGTCGATGCATCGCGAGATGATCAGTTCAAACAGAACGAGGCGGCCGGACAGTCGCGGCAACAGACCATCGACGACACCACCGCAGGGGTTCAAAAGACTCTCGATCAAATGCGCGAGGAGGCTCGCGTTGCCCGCGAAGCAGGTCGCCAATCGCCCGAAGACCGCGCTAAGGAACGTGACCAGCAGGTAGCCGCCGCTCAAGCAGAGTTCGACGCTGCCGTGGAAGCAGCCAATGCTGCAAAACCGCAGGAGCCAGAAGCCCCCAAAGAACAAGACGCTGGCACTCCGATCCCTCCTGTGCCCGCGCCGCCGATGCCCGGCGATTTAAAAGCCCCCAAGGTCGAAGTCGATGGTATCAAAGATCCCAAACTGAAACCGCCCAAGAAGAAGGACCTCAAGCTTGGGCTCGATCGGTCGGCCAAGGATTCGCTCGATCAATTCTCCAGTGGTCCAGAAGCAGTGACCGAGAAGACCGAGGCGGCCGGCAACTTCGATAGTCGCGGCCTAGGACTTGGTAGCGGCGCATCGCTGATTCCAACTTTGCAGGTCGCTGACAAACCCGACGTCGATGAAGATGCCGATGCCGGCGATCTTGATGTCGATCCGCAGTTGGACGCCGAGCCCGAAAACATGGAGGTGCCCGAAGTTATTGTTCCGACAAAAGAGACGCCAATGGCGCAGTCTCAAGACATGTCGGACGAAGAGCTCGACGAGTTGGCCGACGCGCTGTTTCCTGAGGAAACCGAGCCATCGCTCAACCTGGAATCTCTCATTGCTTCCTTTGCTGCGGTGCGAGTTCGACTCGAGGAGTTCGACGCGGCTCTATCGCAAAGCGTCGCGCGGCTGCAGATGCCCCCAGTTACTGGCGAAGGCCTATCGGATGATGTGAAGCGAGCCATCATTCAAACCGCTGAGAACACCGCTCAGCTAGCCGAACGCGCCCGCACGGGAGGCTTCGTGTTCAGCTAATGGGATTCTCTAGCGGCGGATACAATTTTGAATTGGCAGCGCTGTCCAAGAAGGCAACGCGTGGCAAGACGACCTCGGATACGTTCGTCTATGTGGCCACCAATGGTGGCTCAGTCGATCCGGCAGTCGCTGCGAGTGCTGCGCTGGCCCACTATCGAGCCACCCAGCGAGACTTGATCCCCTATCTACAGATTGATGGCGAGTACATCAACGACAAGCACGCGCTCGTCACGGCGTCAATTAATCGGACCAAACTTGATCCGGTCTCGTTCAACACCACCGGCGCTTCAACGCATCTCAATCAGTCGCTCTTCACGCGTGGAATCTATGCTGCCCCTGGCAAGATCGCTCCGAACTATCGCGGTGCGATTGGTGTAAGTGACTCGGGCGTGGCAGGTGTCGACGTCACTGTTCCCGCGTTCGAGTTCTCGGTCCGCAAGAAGTTTGAATTCGTATCGACAGCTTATCTACTCGCCATGGTCGCGATGACCGGCCGCGTCAACTCAAGTCCCTGGTCGATCTTCGCTCCTGGCGAAGCCTTGTTCCTGGGTGGCGAAGGCGGCGAAGACGAACAGAACTGGGTTGATGTGACTTATCACTTCGCGGCGCGTCCCAACGAAATCAACCTTACGGTTGGCAACATCTCTGGCGTGGCGAAGCGAGGCTGGGACTACCTCTGGGTCAAGCACGGCGAAGAGGTGGTTGGTGATCGCGTCTTGCAAGTTCCTGAAGCGGCTTACGTCGAGCAGGTTTACCCCGAAGCGAACTTTAACGCTTTGGGGATCGAGTAATGGCAAGACGCGTTCGGCCAGGCGAGAGACTTAATATCACGGCAGCGGAATACAACCGTCTGCTGGCGGCCGCTGACACAATTGCACGCGATCGACTCGCGGGCGGCGCAGGAAACCGCACCCACGTTCGCGACGCTGCCACCGTTCGCGTTCACTATCAAAGTGCGACCACTGTGCCCATCGGTGGAATCGTCGGTTTTAACGCCCCACTGGGCGATCCAGACGTCGACAATACAGCACTCGCTCGTTTCGTACGTGATGCGACGATCCAGTCGGTTCGTCCCATCGTCGACGAGCATATGGGACGATTCGGTGTGGCCATCGAGCCGATCGCCGAGGACAAAGTTGGTCGAGTGGTATTCGCCGGCGTCGTCGCTGCCCGCGTGAATGTTCAAGAGACCTGGCATCAATATGCTGATGTCGCCGACTCGGGAGGTACGACACTCCAGTCAAAACCCAACGGCTCAGCCCAGATCCTATGGCGACGTGATGCGAATCAGACAGGCGTCCAGTGGGCTGTCGTTCGCGTTGGTAAGCCGTCCGATCCTGCGTTCCTGGTGAAGGTTCCCAGCGGTGGCATCCCTGGTCGCTCTGGTCTTGCAACCGGTTCCGCCAACTGCGACCTCTTTCAGCTCGACGATGCTGGCACCATTGAGCAGGTCTTGAAACCGAATGGACAAGGCGTTCGCATCATCGCTCGCAACCCGAGTGCCCAGCGCATTCGAGGCCCGGTGTCCAACTATGACGATGGGCAGTATCTCAGCGTCACCTACGATGGCATTCGTTCCTGGATCATCGACCCGCCCAAGCAGACCTTGCTTTGCAAGCCAGTATCGCGGCTTAAAGCCAAGAGCTGGGGCATGGCTCGTGAACTGCGATATGCCAACGGAGTCTGGGCACCGATCGGAGTAAAGGTCGCAGTCTACAACGTCTGTGACTATGCCCTTCTGACAAGCCAACAGATTGTCTGCCATTTTCACGAGGACACCAGCGCTTACCTAACCATCGGATGCCGCTGCTGCGAGGGAAGCAGTAGTTCAAGTTCCAGCAGTAGCTCGTCTAGCTCCTCGAGTTCATCCTCATCGTCATCGTCGAGCAGCTCCAGCAGTTCCGGTAGTAGTTCGTCGAGCCCATCCTCGTCGAGCAGTTCGAGCGTCTCATCGAGTTCCTCCAGTTCCATCAGCTCATCGAGTAGCCAGTCTTCGATGAGCTCATCGTCGAGCGAGCATTCAAGTTCGTCGCAATCCTACTCGGCACCGTCGGTCTCAAGTTCTGGATCGAGTTCGTCTAGTCTCTCAAGTTCATCCGGTTCGAGCTCGTCGCAATCAAGCTCAAGTCAATCGTCGAGCTCTGGATCATCGGCATCAAGCGGTTCTTCTAGCGATTCGAGCCAATCGATTTCACTGAGTGAGCCCTCTTACTCAAGCAGTCACTCATCGAGCGGATCAAGCTCTGATTCGAGTCATTCGAGCCAATCCAGCGGCTCCAGTGGATCGAGCTCGAGTGAATCGGAGTCGAGTCAGTCCGAATCAAGTGAATCAGAATCCAGCCAGTCTGAATCGAGCGAATCGGATTCGTCGCGAGAAAGCGAATCGTACTCCAGCGACGCCAGTTACAGCCGATCGTCTAGCGACAGCTACTCGGGATCATCCAGCGTTAGCGATTCCAGCAAGAGCGATTCGAGTGGAAGCGACAGCAGTCAATCCGATAGTTCGGAAAGCGAATCGATCAGTTCGGAAAGCGAGAGCCAATCGGCAAGCCAATCGGATTCCAACGAACCAAGCAGCGATAGCAGGTCGGTACCGAGTTACTCATGGCCCAGCTATTCGGAGCCCAGTTACTCCAGTGGCAGCGTGTCTGTGTCGGCGAGTGACTCCAGCGACAGTGAGAGTAATTCCCAAAGCGAGTCGGAGAGCCAGTCGGAAAGCGAATCAGGTAGCGAATCGCGATCAACGAGCGAGCCATCAAGCAGCGATGGGTCAGAAAGCCGATCTAGCAGCGATCGGCCAAGTTACAGCAAAAGTGAAAGCTATAGCGTTCCCTGGTCGACCAGTCATTCGGCCAGTGGATCTGGTAGCTATTCGCAGAGCGTTTCTGGCAGCGGATCAACGAGCGGCTCAGGCAGTGACTCATCGCCGTCGACAAGCGATTCAAATGATCCATCAATAAGCGACTCACACGATCCATCCACCAGCGAGTCGGATCGTCCGAGCTTAAGCCACTCCGATAGCGAACCGCCAAGCGAACCACCTACATCCGACAGCAGCACGAGCGAGCCATGCAACACGACATGGATCTGGTCCTGTGGTTGGCAGCTCCTTGAAAGTGATTGTCCCGAAGTTGGCGATCCACCGAGTGGATCGGGTGGGTACGACGGTGAAGTTGTGGAGGTGGCAGCATGATGCATTGTCCCAATCTGACTAACGACAACCGCTGCCAAGTCGCCAGCCATCTAGCCGACTGCTCCGTCCAGGCTTCGTCCAGCGGCTGTCGAGCCTGCAGCGAGTGTTCGAATCCGCAAGCTGTCAACCTCGTGACGATCGGTATGGCCATCGTCAACAAGCGTCGACGCAATCAAAACGTCGACGAACTCAAAACACTGCTGAAGAGCTACCTGCCCAATCAGGAAGAGCCCACGACGCTGCGGATCGCGGCTTACAAGCCAGGTCCCGGCAGTGAACTACGCAAGATGCTCGCTTGGTTCGCCAGACCGAGCGACACCTGCAAGTGTGAGACCCGCGCCGAGACCATGAATGATTGGGGCGTGGAAGGATGCCGTACGAATCTCGACACCATTATCGAATGGCTTTTGGAAGAAGCCCAACTCAGAGGATTACCCCATGGAAAGTTTACTAGAACCATCGCCAAGTCACTCGTTCTCACTGCCATCCGCCGGTTCGAACGTAAGTTCCCAGACGGTGCACCCGAGCCCAACGAAGACGATTTCGATGCCGACGAAGAAGATCGTTGAACGTTGCTTCCTCATGAATCTCGACAGACGCGACGATCGTCTGCGCGAGTGGATGCAGCAACTACCGCAGCCATGGCCATTCCCAGACGTCGAGCGATTCGCAGCCATCGATGGTCGCAAGCTTTCGACGCCCGAGCAGTGGCGCGCAGGCAATGGTGCCTGGGGCTGCTACCGTTCGCACTTGCTGATCCTCGAAAAGTGCCTGCTGGAAGGGATCGACTCGTATGTGGTCTTTGAAGATGACGCAGGCTTCGTTCCCGATTTTGTGGAACATCTCGAGGCGTACGTTCGTGAGTTGCCTGAAGACTGGGGACTAGCTTACCTCGGAGGTCAGCACCTGTACGCTGCCAAACATCCGCCCAAGAAGATCAGCGACCACGTTTACCGACCTTACAACGTCAATCGCACACATGCCTTCATGGTGCGTGGTCGCGCAACGATGAAGACTCTCTATCGCCACCTCAACTGGAATGACTGGCACCTAAAGCACCACATCGATCATCACCTGGGTCGATTGATTCAGCGGCGATACGAAGCGCTGGTTCAAGGTAAGAACGTTGAGAAAGAATCGATTCCGGTTTACACACCCGATCGCTGGCTAGTTGGTCAGCTTCCAACCAAGTCCAACATCTGCGGTCGCAAATGGACGCAGACGCGATTTTTTAACGATGCCAAGAATGCCGACCACAGCGACGCGCCGTTCTTCGCAGTCCTCGGGCCCCATCGCAGTGGCACCAGCTGTGTCGCAATGGTCATGCATCATCTGGGCGTTCATATGGGCAACGAACTTGGTGGCTACGAAGCAACCGGAGGAGGCGAGGCAATCGGGCTTGCGAACCTCTGTGAAAAGGCGATGCGATTCCCAGCGATCGATCCCAGGATCCCTGACGGTCAACTCGCCAAGCAACTCAAGGCTTGGATCGTAACTCGCAAAGCAGAAGCCATTCGTGATCGAACCGTGGCTGGCGGTAAGTATCCGCATCTATGCCGATTCGCCAACCACCTCTACGAAGCCCTCGGTAACTCGCTGCGAATCATCGCAGTCGATCGCCCAATCGAAGCCTCGATTCGATCCCTTCAAGATCGAAGTAGCCGACATCCAGGTCAATGGTTCGCAGCCGGCGATGACGCCTGCGACAAGCTACAGCGTTCGCTTCTGGAACATCGCGAGATGTTCATTCAAGAACATCCCGAAGTCCCTGTCCATCGGATCAACTTCGCCAAGCTAACGGAAGATCCTGAAACGGTGATCAATGAACTGATCGCATTCCTCGGCATTGAGCCCACTGCTGAAGAGATCGATTCGGCGATCGCACATGTGAATCCTCAGCTACGAAAGTTCGGGTGAATTCATGAATACCACGAGCCTGTTCATTCATCATCGCACCGATGCAGTGACCAATGACCATTTTGAGAGACTGAAGCGTTTCTCGCGTGGATCAGTGGTTGCGATATCGTCATCGGAGCCGCTTCCAGGTGGCTTCTCAATCGATGATTGCAGCTCATCGCTTTGGCGCGATGTCGTTAACACATTTCCAAATCTTCGGGCCAAAGCGACAGATCTCCTGCTAATCGACTGGTTTCGAAATCGGAGACAAGACTCGGATCGTTACGCGATCTTCGAATGGGACACGCTGGTGAATGTCGAGGTCGATGGCTGGTTCAGCGACGTTGCTCGCTATCCACTCGCAGCGCCTTCAATCCGCTTGTTTCATCGGGAACCCGATTGGTTCAGGCGACACTGGAAATCGTTACCGCAAACCATCGCTCCCTTTGCCACTGGGATCGTTCCGTTTTCTTGCGTTTTGGTCTCTCACGAAGCCTTAGAACGGACATCAACAGCATACAACGAGTACTTGCCCAGTCTGCCCGATGCGACTGGTGAGCTGCGGTTTCCGACGATTGCTGCAATCTGTGGACTTAGTCCAGTGGCGATTCCCAATTCGCATACGGTGACCTGGAAGCCGTTCATGCCACTGGGCTTGGCTGAGACGATTTACCATCCAGTAAAACGGAAGTTTCAAGAGCCCACGCCATGGATGCAGCCAGCCGAAATCACCGCGTTTGAATCGTTGCTTAAGCCTGACTATCACGTTCTCGAGTATGGAAGCGGACGCTCTACCTTCTGGCTCTCTGACAGAGTAGCAAAGGTCACCTCGATCGAACACGACGCAGCTTGGCTTCGCGCCAGCAGTCCCTATCCAAGCAATGTTGAGTTGCGGTATGCGCCGCCGGCATGGCCATCAGAAGCACTTGAGCCTGCGCAGCCAGGGCAATTCGATGAGTATGTGAAGTCGGCCGATGATCTGTCTCCCGACCTTGTTCTGGTCGACGGAAGGTCACGCGTGGATGTCTGCAACCGCTGGGCTACCAAGACACCAACGCTGCTCCATGACGCTCATCGACCTCGATACCGCGAGCTTAGTAAGCGAATCCTAGCTGGCAGCCTGGCCATTGTTGAGGCTTCCTTCGACACGCCAAGAAGTAAAGGAGTGCCTCAATGACACCAGTGGAAGATGTTCTCGCTAAGTTTCGACATCGTTACATCATCATCGGCTCCGGCGCACTTCGCTTGCACGGGATCGATTGGGAGGAAGGCGATCTCGACATCTGGCTCGATCCCAACCTTAGCGATGACGAGTGGCAAGCCGCGGTCGATGTGGCGGCTGGATCGCTTCGAAAACCGTGGAAGCGAGGCGAGCCTGACGGAGCCGGAGGCTTACGCGCATCGACTCGTATCGCCTGTTCGCCACCGCTAGATGTGATGCGAGAAGTCATGGGCTGTACCGCAGACGACTTTGAGAAGGCCTTTGACAATTCGCTGATCTCCTTTTACGGGAACGTCGCTCCACTGAGCTCGATCTTGCATATCAAACGCAGCGCGAAGCGTCTCAAAGACTATCGCCATGCCATCAAACTTGCTCGAAAACTCCTTAACGCGTGGTGAAACATGGAAGCAACTGTACCCATTCAAGACATTACCTTTTGCATAAAGACCATTCATCGGCCTTGGGCCTGCCATCGACTCGTCCAGTCGCTTCGAAAGGAGTTCGGCGAACCCAAGATCGTTGTCGTTGACGATGGTCTTCCCGAACATTGGTTCTCGCGAAAGTATCCCGAGACCGCCAAACACTGCAAAGTGATTGATCTCCAGCAGCACGATGTGGGTGTCGGCATTGGACGCAATACAGCAATCGACGCGGCAGAAACCGAGTTCATCTTTCTGCTCGACGATGACCAAATCGTAACGCCAGATCTGCATCTTGACCGAGTCTACCAGCGGTTCATGGAGTACGGCCTCGACATTTTGGCTGTGCGTCAGGGCGCTGGTGGCCGTCCAATGCTGTTCAGCCCGTTGATGAATGGCAGCCGGATCTGGATGCATCGAGGCGAACACAAACGTATCGGTGAGACCAGTTGGTGCGACATGGTCAGCAACGCTTTCCTGGCGCGACGCGACACGATCGGCCGCGTTCGCTGGGATGACGAGATCAAAACGTACGAGCACTGGGAGTTCTTCTACCGAGCGTCCCATATTGAACATCTGCAAATCGCCGTGGCTCTCGACTGCTCAGTAGTCCACGACCACGTGGCAGCCAAGCCTTACGGCGCTCTGCGAGCCCGACCCAAGTTCCGCCGATTGGGGCTCCGTAAGCACGGCTTTGATTCACTGCGTTATCCAGGAGGAGGTATCGTCCATGCGTGATCGTGTCACATTCTGCATCAAGACCATCCATCGCCCTCATTGTTGCGCGACTCTGGTGCGTAGCATTTACGAGCATTGTGGCGATGATCGTCCGCTGATCTACGTCCTCGACGACGGCAAGCCTGATCTGCGATTTTCGCAAGTCTGTCCCGACGAAGCCACGTTGGTCGATAGACTCATTGAGACTGAATATGACATCGGGTTGTCGGCTGGTCGCAATCGTCTCGTTGAAGCCGCGCAAACAAGGATGGTGATCTTCTCTGACGATGATCACGTGGTTGGCCCACAGACTCGACTGAATGATCTGGTTCGCAAGTTCGAGTCGAGTCGCCTCGATCTATTAGCAACGCTCAGCAAGCAACCGCATCGTGCCCATCCTGATGGCGCGCCACGTTTACTGAAGTCAGCCGGTGGCGTTCTTCACATTCCGCGCGGTGAGTATCGACGCATCGGCGACATCGCCGAGTGCGCATTCGTTTGTAACTGCTTTGTTGCCCATCGCGACATCCTGCAGGCAATTCGATGGGATGAAGAACTGAAGGTCGACGAGCACTGGGACTTTTTCTGGCGAGCCAAGGTTGCCGGCGTCAAGGTCGGTGTGGCGACGGACCACATCTTTCCGCACATCCACGTCGATCCGCCCGCCTACAAGCGACATCGCCCCGTCTTCCTGAAACAAGCCTTGCGTAAGCACAACCTACGCAAAGTTCTCTGGCGCTGATTTCTGTTTCTTTCGTTTCCCCAGCTTCTTTAAGGAGTGTTTATGACAACCACGAACCATGGACCATTTGGTCCCAACGGCGAGCGACCACCGGGTTGGCCTCCACCGCCGTTTGATCCGCCAGGTGAACCGCTACCGTACGTTCCACCGCCAGATCCACCGGGATCTAGCTCGGAGCCCCGGCCCGATTGGTGGCCCGAGGACTGGGTATGGCCTCCGGTGCCCGAGCCGCCGATTGAAGTGTTGGTACCGCCTCCACTGCCCAACATCATCTGGCCGCGGCTGCCTCCACATCATCCGTATCATTTGCCGCCTGGCTACCACTGGCCCGACAACTTGCCACCAGGGCATCCAGGCCACGATGTGAAACCACCGAAGCCACCAGGCGGAAGTGGCGAAGGAGGCAGCGAAGGCTCGGGCGATGAAATTGGTTCAAGTGATTCGGAAGGATGTTGA